AAATAGGAGATGAATAGAAAGTTTTATAACCGTAGATTGAAACCGGGAGTGGAGCGGGGTGGTCGCACCCGGTCAGCTATTAGTTTGACAAAGGCTACAGATGTGCTGAAAGAGGCTGAAAATGCTTGGTGGGGACTTAGTGAGGTTCGCAAGAAGGCTGCACGTTCCCAGATGTATGGATTTGAAGATCAATGGGGCGATCTTGTTATTGATCCAGCAAGTGGGAAGAAAGTGACAGAAAGTGCATATATTCGATCGCAGGGTAAAGTGCCTTTGAAAAACAATGTCATTCGCCCGATTTTGAAAAATATCGACGGACAATTCCGAAATAACCAAACGAAGCCCGTTTGTGTTGTTAGGGACAAAAGGGAAAGTAAGATTGGAGAAATGATGAGCATTGCAATTGAGTATTGCCATCAGATCAACGAAACGACGGAAATGGATGCTGCAAGTTTGACGAATCTTATGCTTTCAGGGTTATGTGCCCAACGGGTAGAGTACGGCATGAATCCGGCTAAACAAAATTTGGATGTGTGGGTTTATCCAACCAATACTTATCGGTTATTCTTCAACACGGATATAGAAGATCCTCGGACATGGGATCTTCGTATTATCGGGGAAATGTATGATATGACTCTTTCGGATATTGTGGCCGCATTTGCCCGTGATAAAACAACCTGTGATGATATTTATCGGATTTACGGTGATCATAACGGGGCTACCTGGGCTGATTCGTTTGGATTACAAGGGGACCAGAACAAAAATATGGATTTTTATATGCCGTCCCGTCCAGATCTTTGCCGGGTGATTCTTGTTTGGAAAAAGGAAAGTCGGGAAGCACTTTTTTGCCGTGACCTATTGAGTGGGGAATGGTGGTATTCCAATCTTTCCGACAGAAAATCGATAGATGTTTTAAATAAGCAGCGTATGGAAGAAGCGTTAGCTAACGGCATGGACCCGGAAGATGTGCTTCTTGTGGAATATACCTATTCAATTGAGCAATATTGGTACTATCGTTACATGACTCCGTTCGGAGATGTGTTACAGGAAGGGCGTTCACCTTACTGGCATAAAGAGCATAATTACATATTGAACATTTATCCGTTTGTCAATGGTAAAGTCTTTAATTTTGTTGATGACTTTATTGATCAGCAAAAGTACATAAACCGGACGCTTACGATGATCGATTTTATTCGTTCGTCTACTGCGAAAGGACTTCTCATTGTGGATGAAGATGCTTTTCAGGGAATGAGCCGGGAGCAGATTGTAGATGAATATGTGCGTTATAATGGTGTGCTTTTTGTTCGTCTTAAACAGGGCCAGAATATACAGAATATCGTTCATCAATATAACGGATCTGCGGCTGTTGCCGGAGATTACGAACTATTGAACTTACAATTGAAACTTATCAATGATATTTCTGGTGTAAATTCTGCAATGCAAGGCCAAACGCCATCTTCTAATACGCCATCTTCGCTTTATGCCCAGCAGGTTCAGAATTCAAGTATGAATGTTAAAGGCTTGCTTGATTCTTTTCGTAATTTTCAAAAGAAGCGAGACAATAAAGTAATGAAGACGATTCAGCAATTTTATACTTCTGCTCGATATATAGACCTTGCCGGATCGGACTATTCGAAAGAAAGTAAATGGTATGATCCGGAAAAGGTGCAAGATTCAGAAATAGATGTCTATATTACGGAAGGTTCTAATACTCCGGTTTATCAAATGGTGATGAATGAGTTCTTGATGGAGCTTTACAAAAATCAGGCAATAAATGTCAAGCAATTGCTTGAAAATTCGTCGCTTCCGTTTGCTGAACGTATCTTGGAAAGTATTAAGCGGGATGAAGCGGAGATGTTGCAGGCCCAAGAGGAAGGTCGTATGGCGCAACTTCAGGGAATTCCTTCTGAGGTCATAGGTCAAATCCGGGCATAATTTTAAATAACGAGGCAAGATCATTTCCGATCTTGCCTCGTTTCATATTGTAGCTTCCGATATGACTTTACGGGTTGGTGTAGCTATTGGGGTATTTACGGCAAATGGAAGACCTATCCGATAGCAGATCCATACGCCGATAGCACGAGTCATGAGTCTGTCATCATGCATTCCTTCAACAGCTCCCATTGTTTTACCATCTTCTTTGATTTCAAATGTGTCGTGTTCGTCTACGGCTTCCTCGCATCTTTCGATGTATAAAGAATCCCGTATTGCTTTTGCTTGATGGGAGATAACCATAGGCTTGGTTGATGTGTTGGTGTGAAATCCCCATTTTGCTGGGGCGCCTTGTCTGATTTGGTCGGCCGGGGTGCGACAGTAGAGATTGGAGTAATGCCCTGCTATCTCGTCTAAGATGTATTCGAAATTATTGCCTTCCGTGCCTTCTGTTTCAAGCGTGTTACTTTCTATTACAACCATAGCATCCTCCTCGTCAGCATAAAATGTTGCCATCTGTACAGCCTTCCAAGCGCCTTTATCATGGTCGATATGGCCGTGCCATTCGGCTACCACTTCCGGGATGCCTCCGTCCATCATCCAATAGCGATCAAAGACGGTGATATCCGTGTAGTCGGCTTCATCTGAAACTCCCCCTACATCCATAACGACAATATAACGATTTCGATATCGTTTTGATTTATCCGGCATTTTCCAAATGGACAAGCAGCCTATTTCTTCTTTTGACAACCGAAGATTCTGAAGGCTTTCTACACCCGTTTCTTCCGAACCTGAAATTTCACCATGAAAAATAGGATCGATGCAAGTTTCGCGTAGTTTGAGCGTGTCTGAAAGCCGGAAACGTCGTCGGCCGGTAGATTGAAAGGCTTCTGTTGGAGTGCTTGGATATTCAGAATTCATACGCCAAATATCTTTCATGTCTTTCTTTTTTTCTCTATACCAAGCAATAGCTTCCAGTGTAGCTCCCAGTTTCCAAAGGTCCCATTCGTATTCGTCCATAGAATGGATAAACTCTTCGTGGTTATCAATAGGGATTGAATAAATATCAATATCAAACCATGCTACAAAAATGGGGAGCAGGTTATTTTTACCTTTGACAGCCTGTTGCCATGTACGATGAAAAAAATTACCAACGCCTTTTGCCGTACTTTCCAACCCTAAAATCGTATATGCTGTATCATAAATGGAACCGGATATAGACTGGATAAGGTCCTCCGGCTTTTTGCCTGGTGTAGCTCTCCAAAGTCCAATTTCGGTTAGGTGAGCTCCTGATATGTCACCGCTTCGAAGTGTATCGGGTTTTTGGAAAGATCCGATCGAGACAACACAATTTGTGTTTTGAATGACTTTGTTTTTGCTTGAACCTTCAAAGGGTGTGAATTTAACCGTTTCTCCAAGCAGATAAGAAGGGTATTTGTTTAAAGCCTTTGTGATCATTGCCCGAACGTTTCTTGACTGTGTTTCCACATCTCCACAAATGACGGTATTCCAGTTTCGACGGTGTACGAGCATTATCCAAAGCATATAAATTTGGACGAGTGTTGATCCTCCCCACTGTCGTGCTTTTAAGAGGATAAACTTGATAGGCTTTCCGGCCTTTCGTAGTTTTTCAAGTTTATTCAGTACTCTTCTTTGCGCACGGTTTAGTTTAAATGGGATATCTTTTGGGCTCACTTTATCTTTTATAAAGATGAATGAATAGGCCCAGTATTCAAAATCGTATATTATCCGATATTTTATAAATTCAATCCAAAGCTGGTTTAGGGCTTCTTCGGAATACTCCACTTCTTTAATAAATCGGATAATATATCCTTTGAATCCGTATTTGGCGAGTCTACGGATAAACAGGTTTTCTTTTATCAATTCAACCGGTAAATACATATCGCCAATAGGGGAGTCTTTTATTGAAATCTTTTTTCGTTCCCCTACGGCGCCAAGACCGGTGACTGGATTGTATGGTGCGTTTATTATTTCGTGTCTTTTTCTGTTTTCTTCCAAGATATTTTCGATCTCGAAATCATTGTGAATGTCGTGCATAATCGAGATAAAATGAATGAGATTGCTAAAGCTGAAATGTGTATTTTCCAATTAATGACATTATAGCCGAATATTGACTGCATTATTAACATTATAAGCAGCATGATTGTATATTTCTGTCGCTTCGAATGTCCATCTTGCCATATCTTGCTTAAATACATGCCGATCATGGAAAATATGATGGTTGATGCGCCGAATGTCGGTTTTTCAGAGCAAAAGATTGCAGAAGACAGGATTACAGATATTGGTATTACTATAATTGGGGCTTTGCGTCCATAATATTCTGCAATCACCGGCTTATATATCAGGTATCCGATTGAATTGAAGAACATGTGCATAAAGGTCAGATGTATGAAATTGTATGCAATCAGTTGCCAATATCGGAATCCGGAGGACAGTCCGTAATCGCTTAGATCGTAGTACCGTGATAGGGAATAAAAAAGGATAAATATGAATACCAGGATCATTTTCTTTTTAATTTGTCATTAATAATGCGTACAAATTGCCTTTTTTCGATATAGAAAGAAGGAGCTTCATTATTGATGATGGTTTCCAAATAGCTATATCCCGGATATTTTAGCCCTTTTGCAACAAATTTCCTGAAAATACTGTCGTACATGTCTATTTTCATGGGGTTGTACATGTCCGGTTGTATCCCTCTATACATAAGCGATATGTTTCTGATAGCGACTTCTAAGGTGATGTAATACCTTGGAGCCGGATAAGACATCGCTTTTTCTATGATCGTATTTTTGGGAACCCGGCGTGCGACATCCCCCAATTCTTTTATTGCCCTTTCGTATGCCTTAAATACATCATCTTTTTTTTGCCAGTTCTCTGTTTTTGCCATGAAAAAATGCTTTGGTTTGTTATAATGGCTCAAATATATAACATTATAACATATTAAACCACAAAATAATGTCTTTACTTTGCTAAAGTAATACTTTAAATATTATTTCATGGATAATAATGTAGGAAACGAAGAAGAAAAAGTACCTGTGGAATCTTCAGGGGCGACAAATAAACCTTCCAAGAAACAGGTTTATTTGGATTATATGCGTTCTCGTATGGGAGAGTCTTACGGTGAAGACGAAGACTCTGTTTATTCTGACATGCTTGATTATCGGCAAAAGAATGACGAATCACAGGAGCGCATGACCGAAATACTTTCAAAAGATCCGCGCCTTGCACAAGTCCTTTCGGACATGGCTGGCGGCAAAAGGGGGGCAACTTCGGCTCTTGTACGATATTTCGGAAAGGATATTTTGGGAGCAGAAGAAGGTTCGGACGAGTGGAATGATTTGCAGAATGCCGAGAAAGAGCGTATGGAGGAATTGGAATCCATGCGTAAAAGCAAAGAGGAATACGATGTAAATATTGAAGCAAGTTTACCGGTTCTGGATGAATTTGCCACATCCAGAAAAATCGATATCGATGAATTTCTTGACAGTGCCTACAGCCGGATACTTGAGCCCATTTTCAAAGGGAACTACACTACCGAACTGTTGGAAATGTTGTACAATGCCATGAATTATAAGACAGATATTGAAGAATCCTTTCAGTCTGGTGTTGTTGCAGGGAGAAATCAAAAGATTGACAGGATGAGAAAGGATAATGCCGGTGACGGATTGCCAAGATTAGGGGCAAGCACCGCTTCAACGGTTAAACGTGCCGAAAAAAAGCCTTCTTACAAGTCGAGCGTATGGAATGATTAATCAATTTTTAATAAGTAAAGCGATGGGAAAATTTGTAAATTATGTGAGAAACGAAAAGAGATTTATTTTATCCTTGGTGTTAATGATTCTTGGGATTGCGTTTGGAGATGCATCTGTCCTTATGGCTGAAGGGGTGACTGTTGCTCCGCCAGCACCAGAAGGGGGTACGGCTACGGAAGGCCATGAGGGTTTGCAAACACAGTTAGGAGGGCAGGATACTTCTGTGACCACTTTGGAAAGAGGTGGTGAAACGGGCGATATCATAGCTGAAGACATAGACGAGGATATTGCGAAATTCCGTCCTGATTTTTTTCCGATTGACACGATTGCCCGAAAAGCGGCAAAGAAAAAGAGAAAAACGAATTATGTTGTCAAGCATTATAATATCGATGCTTCCCGTATCACTTGTATCACGAACGCTGAACATACGGAGTCTGCAAGTAAAAAACGTGTAGCATTGCCTATTGATGCAGCGGACGGCAGTGTGTTTAACGTATATGACACAATCAACGTTCGTGGAGTGGACGGTTATGCAAGCGACGGTTCGACGGTCACTCCCGGTGTGGATCTGATGCTTTATGTTGTGGCACTGGATGCTTCGTCGGGGCTTCCAGTAGTTGTAGCCATTAATGGGAAAAAGCAAAACCCGGCAGACGTGGAATGTTATGTCCCTTCTATTCCGGAGGGCACGGCCTTGTATTGTATGGCCAAGGCCGGCAGCGAAAGCCAGTTGTTCTGTCCTCCGACCAATCAGGCGCCTACGCCTCGCGAAGTCTATATGCAGCGGAAGATGTCCAACACCAAGTTTACCGAATATTTTGAGAATGTAAAGAAAAAGGTGGCCTGGGATAAGGAAGATGTGATGGAAAATGACCTTTGGGAATTCCGTCGCAAATGCGAAGTGTCCTATTTGCTGGGTATCAAGGGTAAGATCGCGATCAAGGATGCGCAATATCCGAATCGTGGAATTGAAAACGTGTATTTTCAGGAGGGTATCATGTGGTCCATCAAGAAACACTATGAATATACGAAAGGTAAGTTCAGCTTTGCGGATTTTATCGGTATTACCAAAATGAAATTTACCGGTAACAACGGAAGCAAGGAAGCCTTTGTAGGTGTCGGCAAGGATTTGTTGGAAGATATGATGAAAGTCGATTACACGTTGACGAAAGATATTAACGTGAAATCCAGAGAGAAATGGGGTATCAAATTCCAAGCCTTCGAAAGCTCTTTCGGAACGATGAATGTTGTCCATTTGCCTATTCTGGACGAAGTTGGTTTGTCGGAGATCGGTATTTGTCTTGATCTTGATATGTTGGTTCTCTACAAAATGGAGGAGGAGCGACGGAATATCAATATGGAAACGCAGGGCGAAGCTGCTGAACGCAATGTTACGATTCAGACAGACTGTTTAACGTTGAAAGGATACAGTCATCTGCTGATCAAGCCGAACACGTCCGGTTTCAATGATGCGGAACCAGATCTTGTAAAGGCAAAAACAAATGATGGTGCGACTTTGCCAAGTGAGGGAAATAAGGAAGGCGCTATCCTGTACTTGAAGAAGGATGTCGCATCGACTGGAACCAACGATGAGTTGAAGGCCGGTATGTTGGCTCAGTGGAATGGGACAAAATGGGTAAAGTATGATGGAGATGTCTATATCGGAGCCTGATAATTAATGTTTAATTAGAAAAGGGGGATTCTGCATTTTTTAGATTCTCCCTTTTTAGATAGAGATAAGGTTATGTATAAGAAAATATATGGTACATCGTCTGCCGAACTTTCGACGATTATTAATGTAGGTGGTATTCCAAGACGTATTGAATTTACAGGAGGTGTTCCATCTGGGGTATCACGGGTATCTGCGAGATTTGTAACTTCTGACAAACGGTTGCAAGATGCAATAGAGTCAGACCCAAGGTATGGTGAGCTTTTCTTTCTTGAAGTAATTTCGCCTATGCAGTTTAAAGAGAGAGTAGCAAGCAACGGTAAGGTAAAAGAGTATAATTACATTACGCGTGTTCAGGATGCTATAAACGTGTTAGTCACCAAGCATGGTGTCCAGTTAGATTCTCTGAAGAGTAAACAGGATGTAAAAGAAGCGGCCAAGAAAAAGAGTGTATCATTCCCTAATATGAGATAATCATGACAAAGCAGGGTATAATAGATAAAACCAGAGCGATAATGAATGAGATAGGTGAGGAAGAAAATCTCTCATTGTTATCAGAAGATACAGTAAAGCTGGCAGAGTATATAGAATCTGTTATACCTGATGCTATAAATCTCATAGCACAGGATGAAAATGTCTCTATTGCTTTGTTGAACACCGGAAATATGACATCTGGCGGAACAAGTAGTGAAGGTTGTACGGTAATTCCTTTACCGCAAGATTTTTTACGTTTTGTGTCTCTGCGTCTTTCGGGATGGAAAAGAGAGGTTCAGAGAATTTCTCCATTTGGAAGTGAAGACTATAAGATTCAACACAATGCCGTTACCCGAAGTGGTGTAAATAAACCTTCATGCGTTTTTGCTCATAATAGGACAGGGCTGTGTATAGAATGTTTTCCATCCGGTGAATTACAATATTTCAATTATGTAAAAAGCATGACGGACTCATCTGATGATAGTCTTTCGAATTACGGTGAATCATTAATGCTCGCGATTTGTTACGCTTGTGCTTATTTGGTATATAATATATTCGAGATGCCTAATGTCGCTGAGCAAATGTTGAAAATAGCAGTTCAAGTCCTTCCGAAAATACAATGAGATATCAGTTAGATGAAGATAAGGGTGATTTGTTGTATGAGGTTGAAAATGATAATCTTATACTTAAAATTAAGCCAGAAGTAATCGCGAGTATCGGTACTCCGGGGACTGGTGGTAGTGGTATTTATCATATAAAGCTGAACGATGATATCCGGCCATCGGATACGAATGCTTTTACGGCACTTCGGGCACTGAAGGAGATAGAAGACGCTATACGTGGTGCCATTATAGAAATGGATGGCATGTTTATCCGTAAAGATATAGACGATTACGCATTAGGAAACATCCGATTTCATGAAAGTATCGGTTCACCTGACTTTTTGACCGGTATTGAAGGGGGAAATGGTTGGAAAATTACGGCTGATGGTGGTATTGAAGGTGAATCGGCTGTGATCCGTTCGGATGCAATTATAGGTAACTCCATAGGCAGCCGTGATTTTGCTTCCGGTATGTTCGGTTATGGCTGGCGTATTGATTCGCCTACAGCTTCCGGTACGGTGGACAACTGGACGGTGCGGAAGACATTTAAAGTCTACGAGCTGGTTTATTCCCAAGTGTTGGGGCTGAACGGTTCCCATATCGTGTCAGATTTTAACAAAATAAAGACGGTCACTCCGCTCGGAACACGTCGTTATCGCTGTGAGATGGACGATATGGGGGGCGAAATGTTCATGAATCTTCGGGATGGTGACCTTGTTCGTATCCAGCAACGGGACGGGAAAGGTGGAATCCGTTACTTGTTTGCCGAAGTGGAAAACGTGACATCGGAGAGGTTCGACCTTAAAGTGATCGAGGGCGGGAGCGTGCCAAAGGCAGGTGACGTGGCGTTCCGTATGGGTAACCTTGAGGAGAAGAATCGCCAGGGGCTTATCTATTTGACTTCTTCCGACGATTATGCTCCTTATATAGATGTGCTCGATGAAGTAACCAGTCCGCAACTCATAGCCGACAATACGAAGGTCCGCATCGGGAATCTGGGGGGGCTGACGGTCAACGGGCGTACCCTTACAGGGCATGGCATCTATATTAATGGTGGTATCTTTCAGCATAGCACCTATTACCTGGAAGACGGAAGCACCATTGAGCAGACATTCGAAGTGATGGAAGGCAAGCTCCGTAGCGAGATAGAGGGTGTACGAAATGATATATCTGGGGAAAAGGGGAATATCCTCCGGAACCCTTCGTTTGCATCCAACACCTATTATTGGGATACGAAGAGCCTGGTGCATTACATCCCAGTCAAAGATGGATGGCTTTGGCTGCCGTCCTCTTTCTATGTGGATAAAGAAACGTATGTTGGTATGTACCGTGACGGAAACCGTCGTGTCTTGAGGATTCTGAACAGTAGTGTCGGTCAGGCAAACGACCTAATGGATATCCCGATGCATTCCAATCCGAGCGAGGATGGAAAATACACCTATTCTTTCTCTTTCCATTACCGGGTATTAAGGGCAGGTACATTGCGTGCCGGGGTGTCCGGATCGGAACTTTACAAAGAAGAAAGTTTGCCTCCTTCGGGCGGTTATACCCTTTATTACCATACCGGTATGTGGGATGAGAAAGGTGATTTCGACATTGCTTTTACAGGAGAAATACTGATATACGGCGTGACGCTCCGTAACGATAGTGCGGCTGACGCGTTCCTCTACCTTGTCACCGGCATAGAGCAGAGCGAGGAGCGGATCAAGCTATGGGCCACGAAACAGATCAAGGATTCCGAAGGATTGATCACGAGCCGCTATGACAGCCAGCTTAGTATCATGGCGGACGATATCAATGCCCGTGTGACCTATTCAGAATACCAAAACGGGACTAACAGTCTTAAACAACAACTGCAAAGCCAGATCGACATCCAGGCGGATAGTATTGAGGCGGTAACGACTGACGTGAACAATTTGGACCGATATGTAAAGACCTCTGGTTTCATCACCAAGTCGGGATTCGCTTCGCTTTTTGCGGAAGAAGTTAACGATAGGGGGCTGGTGACTCAGGCTTATGTTTCCACATATGTAGGCAAGCAGTTAAGCACGGTCGCAATAGGTGCAGACCAGATACATTTGGAAGGTTATACTACTGTTAATAGTGGCTTCAGCATAGACGGATCTGGAAATATGACTGCCAAAAACGGGACGTTTAGCGGGACAATTACGGCGAACGGTGGCCAGATTGGCCTTTTCAAGATAATAAATAATCGTCTTGTATGGGAAGGTTTGGATTATTTCGGGGATAAATCCCGCACTATAAAAATGGGTTATGGTAATAATAATGACGGATTGGTTGATGTCGCATTTGGAGCGTCCACACAAGGCCGTTTTGGAGTGAAAGCGATAGGACGTGCTCCCGGTTCAGCAGCGATTTATGGTTCTAGCAAACAATCTCCTTCTTACCCATCCGGAGACACTGTTTGGGCTGCTTGGTTTGATGGCTATATCTATTCAGATGGATATTTCACCAAGAGTCCGAAAGGGAATGTGAGAGGGGGCTTAAAAGGGGCTTATAGAATAGATAACAGCGATACTTGGTTTGTATTTGACAATGGCATAGCTGTTGCTTGTACAAAGCCACGTTCGGTTGATTTTAATACAGATAATTTTTAATCTCAAAAAAATAGAAATTTATGAAACTGAATTTGCATGTGCCGTTCAAAGCTTGGAACGGGGAAGAGATAAAAGAAAGAAAAGGCGAGGAAGAAAAAGCCAAGATGATAGATGAAACGGTAAGCCTGCTTCTTTTCAGCGGGGATTTTATCCGTCCGTCGTCGGATGCCGAGATGGTCGCGAAACAGAAGCTTGCCTCCTATGAATTGTATTGCAAGATATCCAAGGCAAAAGGCGTAGTGGAGCTGACGGCCGAGGAAGCAGCTTTGGTTAAGCAGGCCGCTGCGGTGCTCAATCCGGGGGGATATGGACAGATTGTAGAACTGATAGAAAAAAAGTAGGCATATGGAAACACAGGTATTGACATCAAACGGAACAGTCCAATCCGGTAATGTGTCGGCCGAATATATGGCAACCCATGACCTCTCGGAAAACAAACATTCGTTTGTCTCTTACATAAAGAAGGACGACAAACAGGTAGGGTATATGAACTACTCGGAAGGAAAACGTCTGACCTTGTCGCTTTCTGATCCGGATGCATTGACGGGTGAAGAACAAAAAAGTATTGTTGCTATTCTGATAGAGAAGCTCCAGGAAAAGAAGCAAATGACGGTACAGGTTTCGGATGCGGAATGAACTTTAAATAAAAAATGGAACACGTATGGCAGTAGGCGATATAATTACATCGGACGGTAAGACACTCACGATAGAAGACTTACGAAAGATCGCGGTCGAGGTCGAAAAGCTCATATCGAGCAATTCGAAGGATCCAGGCGAATGGGAGGAAGTAAAGAGCCTTTCCGGTATAACGTCACTTCCCGTCCTGCAATCCCTGGGAGCAAGTTACAAGCTGGTCCGCGTAGCCGTTGAGATATTGAAAGGTGTGGACGGTCATGATGTCGAGTTCCAGGTCGATGCGGACCGAACGGCCATCCAGTGGCGTAAGGTGAGTGTTTCCGGTGGCGAACCGTCCGAATGGAAGACGTTGATACAATTGTCCTATTTGAAAGGTGACGCGGGCGAAACCCCGGAGTTTCGCAAAGGTGACACCGGTTTGGAGTGGAAATATAAGAGCGAGGAAGATACGTCCTGGCGGTCGTTAATTGCCATTGATGATCTTCGCTGGCACTTTACGGACTTGACGAAAGACCAGATTGCAGAGCTTTGGCATGAATTGCCGGATGATGTACTGACCGAGTTCCAGGCTCCGGCACTGGAAGCTGCCGAAGTTGCCAATGCCGGGGCGGACCGGGCCAATGCGGCCGCCGAGGCTACCGAACAAACGAACGTGGAAGTCTGTGAACAGGAGGCGGAGCGAATCAAGGCGGAAGCAGCACGTATAGAAGCGGAGATCGAAAGGGTTGCTGCTGAGCAGGAACGTTCCACTTCCGAGATTGCCCGTAAGGATTCCGAGACGAAACGGACCGAGGCGGAAGCTCTTCGCGGAAGCAATGAATCAGAGCGACAAACTGCCGAAACAGAACGCAAGGAATCGGAAACGGTCCGTAAGGAAGCTGAAACCATACGCAAAACAAGTGAGAGTGAGCGAAATACATCTGAAAACTTGCGCAAGGAAGCCGAAACAGCAAGGATAGAATCTGAATCGTCTCGCGTTCAGGTAGAAGCCAGTCGGGTAAGGGCGGAACAGACAAGAACGGAAACAGAAGTTGAAAGGACGAAGGCCGAGAGCATACGCAAAGAGTCGGAATCAGTCCGTGTCGAGGCTGAATCGCTTCGTACTTTATCCGAAGAGCAACGTATCAAGGCCGAAGCCGTACGGGAAGCGGCTGAAATAGTCCGTGGAGTATCAGAAGAAGAGCGGGAAGCGGCGGAAGTGGTTCGCCAGAACCAGGAGGAAATTCGTCAAAGTCAAGAAACCAAACGGGAAACAAGTACAGAGATTTCTATTCAAAAAGCCAATGAGGCAGCTGATCGGGCCAACACTGCCGCCGAGGCTGCAGAAGGGATCGTTTCCGGTATTCGCCCTGATTGGCTCTCAGGAAAGGAATCGCCCAATTATATCAAGAACAAACCGGAGATCCCGACGTTGGAGGCTATCCCGGACGAAAATACATTGAGCTATGTCAATACCGACGGTACAACCATCAATTTTCGTATCGGTGATGATGTGCGTGTAGCGGAAGATGGCGAATATGTATTCTACCGGCTTTATGATCTTGCCG